TTGTGTGATATCTCTTCCCTTTAGATATCTCATGGCATTCTTGTATTCAGGACTTCTATCAGCACCATTCCATAATGGAATAAATTCTTTTGGAAGAGATAAAGTTTTTACTTCATCCGTTTTTTCATATTTGGGATAATAGGTATCACCAGCTATATCACGAAGTTCATCGAAATATTTTTGTGGTGCATTGATTTTTTTAAATAGTTGAAAGAAGTTATGTCCACCTGATTCAGAAACCCAACAATGCCACTTCTGAGTTTGTATATTTACTTGAAGTTTGGGTTTGTGATGGTGAACAAACGGAGACCAAAACATATATTCATTGTTTTGACCTGTTTTTGTTGCTTGACTATTTATTGCTCTCGTTAAGAGATTCAGTAACTTTTGGTTCATTAATAATATCTATAAAATCATCTATTTCTAAAACTGCATATGTCTTACTACGATTTCTTTTAAATATCAAAACAGGAGGGTAATCACCGCTATTTTCTTCAGCTTGATTTAATGATTCCCATATATTGATTTTTTCTTGGTTCTTACATTCAAATGAAAAAGGAATTTCTCTTCTTGCTGCAGGTGATAATTTAATATCTTCACCAGTTTCACCCATAATTGCTGTACGAATATCATCAGGTTCTAATTCTGTGAATGTTTCTAGAAGTAATTCTTTTACTTGATTTTGGAGTCTTCGCCCCTTTGATTTAGCAGAACGTGTTTTCATAGTAACACATATAAATATAAGTTTTTTAACTCAAAAACTATTTTATTTTCCTCATATGTAAGGCTGCCATTTTTCTACCATATCTTTCAGCTTTTTCTTCGTATTTATTGTCATCGTGGAAATCTTTACCTTGATTTACTGCAATATCTCCTGCTCTTTGATATTTCTTTTCATATGTTTTTGCACCATACTTTTTTCTATCTTTAGCATGGTCTATTTCGTGATATATGGTAGTTAGAAAATCTTTCATAGTTGCATAATGTGGTCTTATATATATAATATCTTTTTTCCAATTATAATCTGCTTTATTAGAACCTGCTTGAACTTTTACTTTAGATTTCAATCCTTGTTGTTTTATAATTTGTTGTGCAGTATCAACAAAATCAACTCTTTCAATTAATTCTTTTAGTTTTGGCATTCTGAATGTAACAACTTTTCTACCATTGATAGTTGGCATTCCATGTTCGTCTTTACCAATACTTTTAACTTTAGTCTTTTTATTTTTAAATCTACCTGTAAGAATTGTATCACCAACATTTACATCTATTTTAATTGCTTCTGATAATGATTTTCTAAATCCTCTATATATAATTTTTGCTACTTTTTTTCCAAATGCTTTGTCTGATGGGAAATGTGCTTTAGCTATTATTCTTGAATTAGCTATATCTTCCGCAACTCTATTTAATTCGGGAGCTATATGTGGTATCATACTCTTTAATACTTCTGCTATTAAGTAACCTTGTGTGGCGTGCCCACTTGGATAACTCGGTGTTTTCATACTATCTAATTGAGTACCATTTAAATTTATATCATAAAACTCTGCAACTTGATATGGTCTTGGTCTATTATATTTATATTTTGCTGTCATTATGAATTTGCGTGATTGGTCTACTAATGCTTCTATCACTTCTTCTCTTTGTAATGTATGAACTTCAAATTCTTTTAATAACTCAACAAAAACTTTTACAACATCATCGTGTTTTTTAACGAAATCTTTATCAGTTTCTAATGTTTGTAAATATTTTAATTCACCCAAAGTTTCTCTACTATCATTATCATGTGGTGGATTAGTAGGAAGTATTACATCCGCAAAGTTAGGTGTCTCCATAGTCATTCTTTTAACATGCTTTTCTTTAGGAGTTTCCCTATATTTCATATTTCTTATTTCAAGTAAATCTTTTAGATTAACCACTATCTTCTTCCCCAAACTGGAACTTGTGTTCCTTTTTCAGCTTGTTTAGCTAAATATTTTTTATGAGACCTTGTAAATTTTGATATTTTCCATTCATGTCCTGATGGCAATATCTCTTTTTCTTTTTCCCATTTGGCATTTATTTTATCTCCTGTAAATTTTTTTATATCATATATAGACTTACACTTAGGATAATTAAAAAATTTGAAATCTATCTCAAACATCCAATTGACCGACCTCATGGTTTCCTCATCGTAAAAAATGTGATACGGAGATTTTCTAAGCATATTTGTACTATTGTAATACACATGGTGTTGATATCTATCTTGGTCTGTATCTTGCCTCATCGCTTTATACTTATCCAAGTAATCACCAAAGTCATCGAATGGTTTGAAGGAATCCGTAGATTTTTTCCAATGATTCTTGAGTATAAAATTACTTCTTACATCTTCAAGTTGATAAAAAATTATTTCATCCTTTATCTCCTCCATGTGTTTTGGTATATTGAAAGGATCATATTCTCCATTTTTCCAAACACAACCAAATATATCCACACATGTTGATTTTATATGGTTGTAATGTACTCCTAATTCTGCAGGAAAGTCTTTTGTGTGATTTTCTATAAGACCATATTGTTCCCATACCTTTTTGGTTTTACTGATGAAATTTCTAAATTCATCAACCTTCTCATCTGTTGGCCTTTCACCATAATCTAAACCTTTTTCTATTTTATCTAAAAAATCTTTATCTATGTTTCTGTCTGACATAAGTTTCATTTGAAAAAAGCTAGATATTGCTTTTCTGTATGGATTCCTACCATACACATGAATTTCTTCGGTGGGAGTATCCATGTCGTTTGTTGATATAAGTGGAACATCAAAATATCCACTTCGAATCAAATTACTGAAAGTGCTAGAACCACATTTGTGTGGAAAAATTAATCTAATTTTTTTATTATTTACTTCTACTACACAAACAAACATTACAATACTCCTCGCCAGTATTCAAGTAAATCTTTTAGATTAACCACTATCTTCTTCCCCAAACTGGAACTTGTGTTCCTTTTTCAGCTTGTTTAGCTAAATATTTTTTATGTTGTACTGCAGTTCTACCCTCAGTAGCCCACTTCTTGTTTAATGCTGCTTTTTTTCTTTTTCTATCTTTAGCTGTTCGGTTTGGCATTATTTTGTCCTCGCTCTTCTTCTTCGTGGTGGTGGTGGGTTATCTATCTTAGATTTTATATCTCTTGAAGTAACCACATTCTTACCATCTATACTTGCTTTCCATTTTGCAATAGGTTTACCATCTTTATATAAAACTACCGATGGAAATGTTCTCAATTTATTTTTACGTGTTTCTTTAGGTGCATCTTTTGTATCTGCGTGAAATATCTTTGTACCTTTATGTCCCTCTATATCCATAAAGTTATCAATACTACATACACCTGCCCAACCTGCACAAAATTCAACTACAGAAAAACCTTTTGCTGTTTTTGATACGAAATCCGCATCTGTTATAGGATTGTTTTCTTTCACTACATCATATTGTCCACTTAATGAACTAATCATCAACAATATCATTAACATTTTTTTCATAACTTATGTCCTATCTATTTCTTATCTCGTTTATTAGCTAATTCAATTTTAAGTTCAACAATTTCTTCTTCAAGTCTTTCAACTTGTTCTTCTAAATCTGAAACTGCTACTTCTAATCCACCAACTTGACTTTTATATTGTTCCATAGAACTCGGCCAATTATATCCTGGATGTCTTGATGGATACTCCTCTTCATAGATATTATCTATCTTTGGAAGTTCCTTCGCCTCCTGAATCTCACCCATCATCATATAATAAAAACCAACAAGTGTCGCAATACCAACTCCAGCACTAATCATAGTTCTGATTGATAAAGAAAACTTTGTATCTTCACTTAATTCTTTTGGCATAACCTTTTCCTCTGTAACTTCTTTTTCTTGCCATCTTGATTTAGGACCGTTATTCATCATAACTTCAGTCATATCATCTATAGTTAAATATCCTAAGTCAACTAAAATTTCACCTAATTTTCTATCATCACCTGTTTCTTGCATAGCAAGAGCTTTATTTAGTTGTCTCTTAGTTAGGACATCTCCATCTAACAATATGTCTCCTAACTTTTTTCCGCTAACCATTATTTTATTCTCCTATTATGAGCTTTTCCCACCCATAACTTTTTCTACTCCAGCTATTCCGAAACAACCTAATGTAATATATAGAAAACTATTATACACAAAATCGTTTATGGGTAATTCCATACCGAAATATCCAGTTACTAAATCTGTCATACTATACATAGTCATAACAGCAAATGACATAAAACCTATTATTGTTTTTTCGTTAAATTCATTTTCATCTTTGAAAATATCTTTAAATGCCACTTCTCTCTCCTTTTATAGTGTTACCACTTTCTACAAGACCAATATCTTGCTTTATGTCTTGGTCCTGGATTATCACAATTGTGTCTTGCTCTGAATGATTTACGAGCGCCAGGATTTGATTTTTTAATACTCATACCTTTACCACCACCTGGACCACCATGTCCAAAGTTAACTTTAACTACATTACCTTTATCATTCTTAACATAAACTTTAAACTTTTTAACATCACCTTGCATTGGTTTACCGAGTTTTACTTTACGACCTTTATACTCTGCTTCTTCCATTGGTTGTTTTTCAAACTCAAATGTATATCCACAACTTTCATTCTGATTTTCCCAATATATGTCAACAACTTCTTTTACACAATTAGGAACTTTTCTACCATCTTTATCTTTCATTCCAATTTGTTTATATCCTACCCAACAAGGGTCTCCATCTTTTTTCTCAATTTTTAAAGTTTTTGGATATCCCTTTTCACCAGGTTTTGCAGGTTTTTCACCTCTTTTTCTTTTAGCATGAATATTGTGCCAAAGGCCTTTATTCTTTTTTTCTTCAAGTTTTTCTTTTAAATCGTTTTTAGCCATATTCAACTCCTTTGCAGTTACTCTGACTCTTTTCTTTCCGATTTCTCTCGGTTCGTCTATATTAAATGTTTTCATAATTTATCTCGGCGGTTTTAAATCCCAAGGACCCCAATGTTTATGTTTCAATACATTTATACTCACTTGTTCAGGAGTATACTTATAAAGTTTATATGGTTTAACTGGTATTTCACCCAACTCATAATATCTCTTTTTAGATATTTTAATAGTATTTCCATTACTAAAATCTAATACCAATTCTCCTTTTTCAATCCAACAATGTCCGAATGGTTTTCCATCTCTTGGTAATATTCCAACACCATGAACTAATTGGAAATGCCTTTTACCAATCATCCATCTACCATTTGCTGAATAACAATCACCTGCCATTTTAATTCCAATCCCAAAGTTTAACTAAATTATAAGTTACTCCAAATCCATATATTGGATTAGTCAATCCTGTATCACTATTATAAGTAATTCCAACCATTGGACCTATAGACAATTGGTTTCTTGGTGGTTTTATTTGCATTGGTTTACTTTCACCACCCTTAATTGTCAAACCAAGAATTTGTCTATCTGGATAAACTGCTTTATATCTAAATTTACTTAATTCCTCTATATGAGGTGCACCTAAAGTAATTTCTCCTTCAAAGTCTGCTATAGTCTTAGCTTCTACTACTTTATTATCTCTAATCCGTAAACCAGTTCTACCGAACACTTTAATATAATTATCTTGCGTTCCAAATTCCTGTAAAAATGGAACAGTAGATGACTCATAACTTAATAATTCTAACTTCATAGAATCTATAGTATCAATTAAATTTTGTAATCTTTGTTCGTATTCCTTACTCCAACGAACTATATCATATAAATCTTTAGATAATCTCTTTAGTTGTTGTTCTTGAGTATCATTATCTATCTGTAATCTTCTCGTAACTGTAGATATACTATCAATTGAAGATTCATTTTTAACTATAAGTTGTTCTTGTCTTGTACTATCTTCTTTTAGAAAGTCGTATTCTTGTTTAGCATATTTATATCGTATTGCAAAAATAGATAAAACAAATATAACATTTAATGCAATACCTAATAACGTTGATTTAGTCATTCTATTTCAAACTCTCCGTTGCATCATCTATTGCTTTTCTTAAAGCTCCACCTAATTCACTATTACTAAAGGGAACACCATCTTCTTCAATCTGTAAACCAGTAGCGGATACTTTTGTATCAATCTCACCTGTACCTCTACTTGTGGTTACTTTACCTGTAGCATTCTCTGTTAACAAGACATTCAATCTTACTTGTGTTTTAGTTTTTCTACGATTGAATATACCAACAATACTAAATGCTTCGTTAGGTCTACCAATGTAAACTATTTCAGCCGATACTGTAAAGTTAGCATCTGACTCATCAGTTAGAATATAATCTGATTCTTGAAATGCCTCTTGTAATAGTTGTTGTATTCCCATAGTGATTCTATCGTCTTTTATACCGACATTCTCACTTGTTCCAACAAACTTAGATATAGTTAATGTTGGTCTAATTAAATCAGCATCTACAATAGCTGGTACTGGTAAATTATTTATTTTGGCTTCTTCTCTTACTTTTTCTTGTCTTGTTTTAGCCTCTAATTTCAATCTTTCTATCTCAGCTGGATTTGCTGTGTTTTGAGCATTAACAACACTACACATTGTAATTGCTAATACTCCTATTATACCTAATTTTAATCCCCAATTTAAAACCTTAGTTTGTAATGCATTTTTTGCAAATATCATATTATACTCCTAAAAATATGTTCCAAATAATATACTAAATGTTTTATCTCTTTCCCCATAATCATTTACTACGGTGTTATATCCCATTGAAACACCTAAATTAAATGTAAAAGCCGTACCTAATTTCCAATCCATTGATAGAGTTGGAAAAAAGATAATCGGACTCCTCAATAATAAATATCTGTCTTCGGGATTATTACCCTCATAATACCTCATAAGTGTATAAGCAATATAATTAGAAAAACTAACTTTAACTTGACCTAAATCAAGTGGAAATCTTTGTCCATATACCATTGTTAAATTTCCAAACTCATTACCACTAACATTTCCATATGAACCTGTAAGAACAAATGCTTCTGTATTCTTTTTTATTAATGATTTTGCATAGGAAGTTGATATTAACCAATCCCAACCTTCAAATGTTTTATATGCTAAAGCACTTCCGTTCCATACTACATTTTGTTTTCTAGCTTTAAACTTAAATCCTTGTCCATATGTAAGAGAACCTTTTCTAAAATCATTTGTAAAATTAAAATTACCATCGTGTCGTTTACTACCATCAAAACTTGTAGCCGTATAAACACTATTAAATGAAGTTATCCAAGTAGAATCTGGGCCTGGAGAAGAACGAACTGCATAATTGACCTGCTGTGGTGTAGATGAGATATCTTCATCTGATTTACTAAATTGTTCACTAACATTTTCTGCAATTACTGAAGATAATATTTCTTCAGCTACTTTAACTGCACAAGGAAATAAATCTTCGAAATCATTAAAGACAGATTGTGTCCATCTTTCTAAATCACCATTCAATACTTCTTCTAATGTAAAAAATTTAGTTTGATTGTAATAAGTTACTTGAAATCCTTGTTCACCATTACCACCAATTGCGACATTAGTGCGAACTATAGTTTGTTCACAAGGATCTATGTAAGAATAAAAGAACGATTGGGCAGAGATACTACTCAATAAAAATAAAAAACTTAGTAACCTCTGCCTCATTCATTTTACCAACCTCTTCTGTCAATTGCTTTTATAACATTGACTACGGCTGTCTCCATAGCTTTATTCGATGCGGAACTTAAAGAAGATTGATTCCAAGCCATATTAGGATTCATAAGAAATCCTTTACCTATAGTTGAAGCTCTTCCTTGTCCACTACCAACAACATATTGTGTATTCTCATTGTTAATTAACTTAACTTGAATACCAACTATTGTTTCATTGATAGTCTCCACCTTACCTGCCTTTATTTCTTCTTTTAGATTTACTGCGAAATCATAAATGCTAACACTTGCTGAATATTTAGCTTTTGTTATCTTTGCATCATTTGCTCTCAAATCATTCATAATCAAAAGTTGCATATCTCTTTCAGCTTCCACTAAATTAAATCTACCAACATAAGAGATTACATTCTGAAGTTCTTGAACAAGACCCATAGAAACTCTTTTATCTGCTAACTCAGGATATCTTTCTTCTAATTCTTTATTGAATTTTAAATCATAAAGTTTCAATCCATCAACTTTAGTTACTACGATTTCATCTAAAGATTTTTCTTTTTCATATTCACCTACATATTGTTCTGTTTGAACGGAAGCGGCACATCCAATTATATTAGACATTACAAATCCCAAAACAACAAACAATATAAAACGATAATGGTTTTTCATTGTTATCTCCTATTTAAAATCTGCTAATGGGTCTTTGAGTAATTTTTCTAATCGTTTAATCTCACCATTTAATTTATCAATCTTATTTTCAAGTTTGATAATATCACCATCATAAGATTTAACTTTTGGGTTTTTGAGTTTATCAACTTTATCACGAAGATATTTAATATCCTCATCATACCCATCAAGTTTAGAAGTTACTAATTCAATATCACTTGCTTCTGCAAAACCTTCTACAACTGCTTCCAACGAATCGATTCTTCCTGTAAAAGAATACCAACCAGCTATAACAGTTGACAAGAAAGTTACAATAGCTACAATATTTTGAATAGATAATCCAAACTTCTTATTTTTCATACCTTCCAATGCTTCTTCAGCATCTACGACTTTTTTCTTTGCCATTTTATATCTCCAGGTTTATTGTTAATTGTAAAGTGTTACTTAAAGGAAATATATCACCACCTATAATATATCCAACACCAATATCATATCTATCATATATAAAACTTAATCCAAGTGAAGAATAATTTAATTCGTGTTCTATATCATTATAATATCCAAGTCTACCAACAATAGTATTTTTATAGTTGTAACTAATACCTTGTCCGTGAGTATAATATCCTTTGTAAAAATTCCATTGATTATAAAATTTCCAATCTTTTATTGGTACTGAAAATCCAGTATTTAAACTTGTTGGTAATTCAGTTATATAATTATTAAGTTTTGGAGCGAAACCCCAATTCTTTATCATAACATCTAAATCAACTATGTTCCATAATTGTTTCACGTGAATACCAGCGTCAAACAAATATCCATTTGCTTTATCTGTATGTAAAATGTGATTTATAATTTTACCACCAAAACCGACAGCTACATTTTCTATTTTATTTGACTTATATTTTAATTCATTTCCCCAACCAACATAAGCTACTATAGTACTAGGTCTAAAACTACCTAAAATAATACCAGTATCATCTGTATGATTTTGTGCACCATAATCAAAATGTAATAAACTAAATGTAAAATCTTTCCACGCTGCTGAAATATGATTATATCCCATATCATCAGTTATATTCCTCAACCAATCCACTCTCGTAAAACTTAAATTAATCGTACTATCTGTATTAAAAAGGTTACGAGCTGGGTTTCTAAATGCTAATGATTGATTACCCAAACTAGCTTCTTGAGCTGTTGGTGATAATGTTAACATTCTATTTATCTGTCCAAATAAAGAACTTATTAATAATAAACTTAATAGTATCTTTTTCATTTCTCAAATCTCCTAAATATCCAAGCTAATCCAATTAGTGTTCCGAACATAACAACTACTGAACCTAAAGTCCAACCCATCATAAACACTACTTGAAGTACTAATGGTAAAGTAGTTATATATTCTTTTATTTCTAATTCACTCATTTCTCTATCTTCTCACTCAACCAAACTATAAATTTAATAGAATAATAAAATACTGGAAGTGCAAATATTATAATTAATATAAATTGTAACTCTTCCATTATTTAATTACCGTAAATTTGTTAGCTTTAATTCTTCTATCGGTTTCTAATACAAAGACATAAACACCAGGTTCTAATTCTTTGTGACCTTCATAAACTGAAACTTCTGGTAACCACGCTGTTGGTTTATTAGTAAAATCATATACGTGTAAACCAGGTAACACGTGTTCATCCATTAATGATGCAACTCTTTGACCCATACTATTCAGAATATACAATTTAACATCTTTTGGTTCTTCTAAATAAAATTGAAACTTTGTATTTTCTTTAAATGGGTTTGGATAATTATAAGTTATTTCACTATTGTCTGGTTTACCACCACCAAACATCCAATATTTGTTCCATACCATTATCATTCCATCATCTCTACTCATTAATAAATCATTTCCACTTGGATTACCTGCGGCATGTTTACCAACAAATCTTATTGGTGCTTCAGTCCATTCTGCTTCTGGAAAATCTGCTTTAAATATTAATTTTAATCCAACTATTTCTTGATTAATCCAATAAGTTTGTGGAGCGTTACCTGGTGAATAATCCATTCCACCAAATGATATTTTTTGCCAATCACCGACAGGTTCGTGAACATTTAAATATGTCATCCAAGGGCCTGGAAGTACATCAGTTTTTACATCTATAAATTCTAACTCATCCGTTTTAAACTCTACTTCAAATTCAAATCCCGCTATATTAATTCCTGGATTTGGTTTAATAGTTAATGGAACTTCTATTTGGTCTCCACTTTGAACTCTTACAGTAGAATCTGCAGGTAATGAAAGATGTACATCAGAATTACTTCCATCCATCATAATTTTATTTGCATAAGTACTTGGTGGGTTTCCATTTCCCCAACGATAAAACGTTGAACCATTAACATTAATATATCCATCACCACCACTTTCTTGAACTTTTGTTCCTGTAGTATTAATATCCCCTGTAAAGAAATATGCTAAACTATCAATAGTATAATCAGGATTTACATCATTTGGTCTTGCTGAAGTTATTAAGTTTGTTTGATTATTAACTGGCCAAGTAGATGTTCCAGAACCTACTGCATAATTCATAGTATCTAAACCTGTTTTTATATCATCCATCAAAGGATTTATAACTTCTATTTGACCAAATGTCAATGCTTGAGCTTGATTAAAATCATCATCTTCAAATACTGTAAACTCATATCTTTGTGGTCTTGATTGTCCATTTATAGTTTGATAATATCCATACGCTTGTGGATTACCACTCGCGTGTAGTGTATCTATAGTAGACCAATCTTCATATGAGTTTCCATTATGGTGTGTATAGTTATCAAATATTTGTGATACATATGCCCATAATATATAAGTGTCATTTAAATGAAAGAAGTCATCACCATCTACATCACCAATAAAATATTCTATAGAATTTAACGTATCAACACCAACTACTGATTTAAACTTATTAGATTGAAAATTAAATGATGCTATAGCGTCATTTACATTTGTAATAGCATATCTATCTAATTCTAACTGATTATGAGTTTCTATATTATCACTTGAGTCTGGTGGCCAAAATGACATACGATAATGATTGTTTCTTGGTAACTGAATACTATAGTATCCTTTATCATCGGTGTAAGTTGAGTCATAATAAGATATACCAAGAAATCCCTCTTTAGGTAATACTTGTGCCGCAGTTGTTGATTTCTTATCATAATAAAATGTTGACGTATGGTCTCCAATAACATCATCAGAATTATCTTCATCAGTTAAACTTGAAACTTGACTAACAGTTTCAATATTATACCAATTACTTCCGTTATTAGTTCCCCAATTTTGGTCTAACTCAAATTTTATTTTCCAATATGGATATGTGTTTTCAAGTGCTGTATTAAATGCAGCACCTTGTCCTCTACTATGTCCTTGAACGTATCTAAAGTATCCTTCAATATCAACTAACTTTGGATGTAAAGTTATATCACCACGAGCACCACCATTATATGTTCTATGTGCTACAGTAGCATCTCCCCAATTACCATCTATGTAAACTTTATAAGTTGTTAAATAATTTCCATTAGTTACATAAGTATAATATCCTGTAGTACCATTATATTTTGTAGCTACTCTAAACGATTGTGGTTGAAAATTATCATTTACATCTCCAACTCTAAAATGTAATTTTAATAGTTCTTTTTGTTCACCACTATTACCACTAAATAATTTATTATTTCCATTATGTGATACCATAGTGATTCTCAACCAATCGTATCGATTATTTGCTTGTGATACTTCTTGTCCAGCAGTTTGTAGTGAATCTATATATCCAACATCTGAATAATGAACTACTTCATATGAATAATGTGCTCCTGCATTTTCATCTCCCTCAGTCCAACTACTTATATGAGAGCCCTTTTCTACTCGTGTAGAATCTCCCCAAGTGAATATATCATTATCGAATATAATATCTAAACGAAACGCAGTTACACTAGCTCCATTTCCATCAAGTGTAACAGCAACTGTCATTACTGAATCTCTCCAAGCGTCAAAGTTATTATTCATATAAGCAACGCCTGAAGCTGTATTGGATGTAGACATACCTGTAGTATCGTCTGCTAAGTATCCTCTTAATTTAAATGTCTCTTGGTTTCTCCACCAATATTTTGGTGTTTTATACTCTCTTGATTGCATTAATCTGATAATAGGTGTTTGAGAATAAGCTACTCCCATCATCATCACCAAAAGGTATATAAACAATTTACGCATAAATATCCCCGTTATATTTTTCAAAAGAAGTAACCTTTTAAGGCCTTAAAAGGCTTGTAGACTTTATTCTTATATAAATATAATATATATTATGAAAAAATAGTTAGTTTGTGTCGAATCTCACAACAAATGTGAGTGCTAACTCCTTGTCATTTTTTATTGGCATTGCGGTTTTACCTAAAGCTAATAACTCGTTGTTATCATTATATAAACCAATAGTTGTAACATAAGTAGCGAAATCTGAATGTGTTGCTTCTCCTATAAGTTCAGTACCAATATTGTATCCATTTACGTCATAAGAACTTGTAGAATAACCAACCGTTTGATATGGAAAACCATCGTGTTCTGTACCTCTTAATGATGATGTAACAAAAGGGCCCATTAGTACACTACCACTTCTTCCAGTTTTTAAACTTTTATTTGTAGTGTGTTGGAATTCATTTTCCCCAACTACACAAACATATTCTCTTTCATATATTGTTTGTGTAGAACTAAATTTTAAACTAAATCCATCAGAACCATTTCCAGTTGCAACTGATGAATAAGAACCAGTTTCAGTAATAACAATAATTCCATCATTATAAAAAACATTACCTACTACACTACCACTATACTTAGAATCTGGAACTCTACTAGCATAACTAGAAGAATATGCTACATCATAAAGATTACCATAACTATCATCTTTTAAAATATAAGTTGAATTTGTACTATCATCTGTTAATGTTACAGAACCTGGTTTTATGTATTCACCATAAAATTTTTGAGGTACTGAAATTACTGTACCAGAATCGTGTAGTTGTCGGGTATATGGTCTTTTTAAGGGTAAAGTAGTATCTTCTAAAAAATTAGTTGATGTGTAATCAATAACTGCATTAGAACTAGTTGGTACACCTCTAATATAATCGATGTAACCACGCATACTTCTAATATCTTTATAATATAGATTATTTATTTCGTGATATGTTGGTATTTTATAGTAAACACTTTCTGAAATAGTGGTTGAAGTTGCTGAAGTAGCAGAAAAACCATATAAAGTCGCGTCAGTTCCTTTTGTAAGTGGAACTGAAAAAAATCCACTACCACTATCAGAATCATTGAACTCAAACGCTTTATGTGTCTGAAAGGACGATAGTAAAACATCTTCGGATTCAATGTTTTTTCTAAATGACATTATTTAGCCCCTTAGAAATCAAGTTTAACTTTTATAAGAGCTTCTCTAGATTTGGATTTCAATATTGGTTGACTTAATTTAGCTACAGCTAACAATTCATTTTCATTATTATAAAGACCAACAGTTGTAATATATGTTTTAGGGTCTGTTCTCAAACCAGGTATTACTGTTTTTATACCAGATACTGATTGAGTATAGAATGTCTCATTTGTTGTAGCATTAAACTCTTGGGAAGTTGCACGAACAAAATAATGATTTGATTTTATTTGTTCTTGTCTTTTTGCTTGAAAATATTGACCATCTTTAATAGCTTTGAAGAAAGTTAACGCGTTTCTATCATCTGAATTAGAACCACTCAGAGTTACCAATGCTATACTACCACTAGTAAATCGTTGAGGATTAAAAACCATCACCCCAAGTTTTGGATAAAATGTTCCAAATGAACCTAATGTACCATTCTCAGACGCGGCGGCTTTATATATTGATGTACCACCTATAAGTGTACCACTAACAATATTATATTCAGGTGCGAAATTTCTTTGATTATTATTACCACCTTCAAGCGTAGAAGAATCATCAATTAATCTTACTGTTTTACCTGTCCCACTTTTTACGTGTAATTCCCAACCACCAGGTTCTATTTCTTCTCTCATTCTAGCTCTGTTAAAACTCAATGTGTAAATATTTTTTACATCAGATACTGGTCCGAAAGTCCAACGAGTTGTTTGAGGTGGATTAATTAAATTATTAAATTGACCATATACCGCTGCACTTGGTCTATCACCAGTAGAACCTTTTGTTCCTAAAGAACCACTTCCTTCAGCATGTCCAAACGCTACACCAAACTGAACAGATGCTGACGCATTAGTGCCTGGATTATATCTATACGAGTCAACACTATAATCTCCAGTGTTTGTATATTGTGTAGAAGATGTATGGAATTGCGTTATACTTGACGCTCCATCTTGAAATATTCCAGAAGTTACCAATCCTACATTTTGAATTACATCAGTTCCTTCTAAATTTTTATAATATGCCATTTAATTACTCCTTAATAATTAATCACGAGGTTTTCCCATTGGGTTATTAGCTCCAGCTCCTGGGCCGCTTCCAGGAGGACCTGACGCTCCACCTTGTCCTGCACCCGAACCACCACTTGATGAACCACCCGTCTTCAGTATTTTATCTTTATTTGGGTTAAGTGCATCTTTACCATCTGTTGGTGTATAATTAACTGTTATACTCACTACGGCTGTAAGTCCAGATTGTAAACCAGTAATATTAACATTTGTGGTAGCTGTTGGTGATGGTGCACCAAACGCTTGAGCTACTATTTTAGCTGTTTTAGAAGATGCTACAGTTGAACTATATCCAGGTGTACCACCTGTATTTTGAAATGCGGCTATACCAACATTCTCAACTACAAAAGAATAATTTTCAGCATTAGCTCCTTCTGTAGATGGTGATAACATTATTACATCACCAGAATCAACATCATTATAATTTAATGTTGCCATTTTTATTTTTGCACCTGAAATTGAATCATTTACAAGATGACTATTGAAACCTATTCTATTAGGACTAGCCTCCAATAAGTTCATATTCTCAATAACCGTTCCATATGCGTCAGTTCCATTAGGATGTGTCACGTCATATAAAGTATAATCAATTTCTTCATCACTAAGTGCAAATCTTGATACTTGAAACGCTCCTTGTGAAAGTCTCTCTCTTCCGACTTTAGTTAAAATCGCGTCTACTGTTATACTTGAATTATCTAAAAATCCCATTTTATTACTCCATTATTATTTAATAATATTTAGCATCTGTTACCTCTGCAGTTTCATCAAATGGACTAAGAGTTTTATTAGTCGAATCTGCGTTAACTGTAACAACAATTACTTCTTTTAAACGTGTATCTAATCCTGTCACAGTAATTAAAGTTGTTGCTCCAGGGTTTATCCTGTTTCCTCTAACTGCCGCTTGTTTACCTGAAAATGTTTTACCCACGTTTTTTACATGCATACCTTGCATCGACATTAAACTTACTATTTTTGTATTATCAATTGCAAATAAGTAAGTTTCATTATGAACTTTACCATCAACGTTAGTTACTGGTTTTATCAAAAAGGCTGTGTCCGCTTCTAAAGTTGTACTTTGTGGTACAACTAATTTCTTATTACTAAAGCCTTCATTTAACAAGTAACTTTTTAAATTTTGTCTCGTTGGTGATGTTTCCAATGGAATAGTATTTTCAAGAACTACTCCAAAAGAATCAGTCCCATTAGGGTGTGTTTCATCATAAAGTGTATAATCTATTTCTTCATCCCCTAACGCAAATTTAGTTATATTAACAGTTCCATCTGTTGAAAGTAATTCTTTTCCACGTGTTGTTAATATAGCTTCTACGCTTAAAGTTGAGCTATTATATAATCCCATTATTTTAATATCCTTTAAATAAAATATACACAGTATAACTTCACTAAAAATAAATATCTAAAATTATAATTTTTAAACATTTTAATTTATTCTAACCCTTGAGGGCCTTTTTGTTCAGTAGTATCGTCAATTCTTAATTTAGAAATACCAAAATCTGTTGGTACGGCTACTGTAGGTGAAGTTGTTCTTACTATAATTGGTAAATCACCATCTAATGTGGTATATCTTGTATTTTTAACTCCCTCATAAAAACTTCTATTAAGTGGTAAAACATATTGATACTCGGCATCTAAATCTGACTCTACTAATGATTTTGAAGTATACAAATTTTCATATCTATTAGTACTACTTAACGAACTCTTATCAAATTCTATTGAACTTGTATAGAAAAATCTATATTCTTTATTATGTATTGATTTCCTATTTTCTATTATAATAGAACCTGTCGCTTCAGAAAATACTTTATTTGGGCCTCCGTATTTAGCATCAGAATTTAAATATAAATTTCTATCTTCATAATTATCATTTGACGAACTAAGATTATATAAAGCTGGTGTTCTAAATAAATCATAACTATCTAAAGATGCCGTATATGACGGATATTGAGTTTCAATTAAAACTAATGAACGACTAGCTTCATGTTCAGTTTCAAGTTGACTAAAATTAATTGTATCCTCATAAAAAGGTTTTGTAAAACTTGGTTGATTTCTTTGAACTGGTGACTTTGGTCTTTCAAATATATTACCTTCAATCAACGTTCCCATATGAGATTTAGCTCGAGCTGGTACAAGTTTTTTTAATTGTTTAAATACTGATTGGTCATAATATTTTATAATATGCATATAATCCCAAAAATTATTATTACCACTATATTTTTGAAAGTATGTATCTGACACATCTTTTAGTTCACGATAGTGTTGTTTAAAATCATCTCTTGGGTCTCCAAGATACTGATTAAAATCTAGGTTAGCAAAAGAACTTACAATATCTTCATTAATTACATCAGTAGGTGAAAAGTATATTCCTAATTTTGCAGAATCTATTGGTGCAAAATCATTTGAACTTTGGTCAAATCTAGTATTTCTATTTAATACAGCTCCACTACCACTTAATGCATTATTTTCTATTCTTATTTTTGTGGCCATTCTACGATTAGGGCCGTGATTAGGTATAATTGTTTTTGTTTTATCTATAACTGATTCAAAAAGATTAGAACCACCAAACCCACGAGCACTACCACTCTGAGTATATGTCTGGTTAGCACTTACATCTCTAAGTGAATCACCATCAGATAATGTTTTATTATCATCGAATGAAAATCTTCTCACTAAATTAGTATAAGAAGATGAAACACTATTACCAACATATGACTTTGGATTAGCTACGTGTATATCAAAATATTCTTCTTCTACTGGTTCAGTCCATAATCTAAATTCCATTAATGAACCTGATAATCTTGTCGCACTAAACGGTGTAGTATTATTACCACCAATAAACAAATCACCACTACCTGTCCAAGCGGCATTATATGACTGAGATGCTGAACTTGAAATAGTAAGATTTGTTTTTGAAGTTTGTATTATTCTATCTAAACCAGCGTCATATTTTTTGACGAATAAATCATAACTAAACGCATCTGTTATTGTATCAGTATTAGCTGATACTTTTCTTAGGGATACATCATCCCAAAAAATTGTAGAGTTTGGTTTATTATTTTCAAAACGAACACCAAGTTTTGCTGAATTAGGGAATTTAATTGTTTTCTTTACTTGTATTTGTTTCCATTCAGTTTCATTCAAACCAACTCGTTGAGATGATTTTATTCCACCTTCATTTGTTGAGTAATCAAATTCTTCATCCCAATTTACTACATTTTCATCTGAGTCTAATTCAAACAAAGTTAATGATGCTAAAGAATCAACTGTACTACCTGACGCTTTAGCGTATGCACTAAATAAATAAGTTTCATATTGGCTAACATCTGTTAGAGCTGAAGAGTATGAAGAATATTCGTCACCAGGATTTCTATAAAAATATGTATATGATGTTCCATCATTTGCTGTATGTTTATGTCTTAAACTTTTACTTCCTACTTTTGCAACATTAGAACTACTTACTATTTCTACTTCACCACGTTCAGCACTATTTGTTCCTACTAAGAATGGTGGATTAACCAATGAACCTGTTTCAAATGATGTAAATGGAAATAATTCTGTATTTATCTTTGACTTCCTTAACATTACAGAATGATATTCTCCATCAAATACTGGTAATAACGAAGAACTAATTTCTTTATAACCCTCTGAACCAGATAACATAAATGAAACAGTACCATATTTATCAGGTGAACTATTATCTTTTAATTTAATAGCCCAATCTGTATCTTTTTGTATTAGAATTTGGTCTGAACCTGTAGAAGGTGAACGAAACCTAAGTTCAATTGTTTCTGGTTTTCTACTACTATTATCATCATCTACCCAAGTAGTTTCTACATATTGTTTTAAATTAAATCCTAAAGCTTTTGTAAACTTTCTTGCTATTTCAAATTGTGCTCTGTGATTATCTTTTTGTACACCACCATACTCTCGTACTCTAAGTATAGAACTTGGTATACCATAACAGTTCATTAAACCTTTTAAAGAACCAACAGTACCTTTAGATTTAAGTAAATAAGGCATACTTGCTACAATTCTTTTTGTTATTTCTTTTGATATATCGCCTTCAGCTGGTGAACTCAAAGAACCTGAAGTATAAAGAGAATATGCACTTCCACTAGCTTTTTGTCCAAAACCTACTCTACTTAATTCTAATAAATCTTTTCCATCTTGTACATCAAAACCAAGTGCTTTTGATAAATTAAAAATTAAATCTTTTGAAAAACCTTTACTTAAATCATTTTGTCTATCTGTTATATCTGCTATAGCTTTTGTGTATACCCATAATTCGTCAAAGTGTTGCCCAATCATATCCATAAAATCTAAGAATTGATTATTTTCAGCATCCTCTCTAACGTGTATGGGTAATAAGTTTACTAATCTATTTGGATTATCTATATCATACAAAGACGCTGTATATATTTGACCTGTACGACTTACTTCCGAACCATACCAATTTGTAAAACTTGTATGTGATGAACTAACTGGTTTTAACGGGTCACTATAAGTTCCACTTCCTGTTTTAGGCCATGCTGCATCAGGAAACACTCCAATAGAACTTGAAACATAAGATGAACTTACATTATATAAATAATTTTCATAACCATCAAAATTGTTTTTAATTTCTCGTATTTTACCTTCAAAAATTAAAGCATCAGCTGCACCATTTGTTATTTCTGCATTTGATGAACTTTGTGCAGTATAACTTTCTATTTGTTGCATTTTATATTTAAAGTTTTTTAACCTTGTTTTTGCAGAAGAGAAATTTATAAAATTTTCATAATTAGTATAATCTATATTTAACTCAATTGGTTTTTGACTACCACTAATATATTTATCAATTATATCATTTTGTAATTGTCTATCAGTTGTAACTATATCACTATAACTTTTATAATTTGTTGGTCTTTTAACTATCGGTGAATCGACTAACTCTGAATTAGGTACTCGTAACACTAATACATCTTCATCTTCTTGGTCATATGCAATTAAATCAACTACCTCAGTTTTTTGAGGAAGAAGTTCTTTGACTACGTATACATTATCTTTTTCTTCTACATCTTCAGGTAAAGGTTCATATAATTTAACCAAAGTAGAGTACGGATACTTTGTAAGTGTTTTTTTATCTTCTCTTAAATTTGTAGCTAAAGCTTTTTTATCATCTCCTAAATGAATGTAAGTTAATAAATCACGAGGGTCTTGGTATTTATGAATTATATTCCAAGATTCAAAAGCTTCAGTTGGTTCTAATCGTGGTTGTAGTGTTTCACTTGTTACAATATTATAATTAATTCTAAAATCATCCCAGTGTCTATCTAACTCAATTTTATTACCATCTCTCAACCCTATTATTTTAGCAAAAAATGGTTTTCCAACAAACCCAGCTTCCTCTGCATAAGCAGCATTATCAGAATCCGTAATATCAAAAGGGTGTTGAAAATTTATTGTTATTGTAGATTTCCATTCTGGTTTATCTGTTAGACTTTGAGTTGAATTATTCTCAATTACAGGTATAGCTGTTATTACTATATCGCCTGTTATATCTTCACCAATAAGGTCTATTAAGTTTAAATTTTGAAAACCACCTTTTCTAGTAGAACCAACCCCCACCGCGGTGACTAAAATCTGATTGTTTGCTATTTCATCGCCACCATAAGTATCTCCAATTAAAGGTATTGGTGTATCATCAGTTGGTGTTGAAAAATTCCACTTAATCATACCAAATTCATCACCACTTGCAAAATCTGCAAAATGTGTATTACTTTGAGTAACATCATAATATATCTTGATTGGATAATCTAAAAATGCTTTATATCCACCACCCTCAACTTGAGATACACCTGAATCTATTTTTATATCTTTTGATACGATAGACATTAACTTACACCTTGGTTTAATAATAATGGTTTATTTTTATAAATTCTTTTCATCTGTTTTTGTGTTGGATACGTCTTAGAAAACTGATACAAATCAGGGTAAATTTCTTTTGCAAATGTCCAATCCGTTATCATTTTTCCATCTTGAATTATTTTATTAGCACAAACTATTTTTTGAATTTTACCTTTACCAAATAAAGATGGTTCTGTATTACAATGTTGTAAATCAACAAACATATTATATTTAGTTATACCCAAAGTAATACCATCAATCAATATATTTTTTAACTCTTCATAATCAAGAACACCAGTCAATAATATATCAACATCTTTAGTCTTCCAATCTTCAATAAATCCACCAGTAAGCCAAACATTATACTTATTAACATTATTTAATTTAAAAAAATCATTTTTCCAATTTTTAAATTTTTCTAAAGTTGGTGGTTGTAATTGACAATCAAATTTATAGTTTCCATATTCCCAAATCATTAACTACCCCCGTAATCATAATCAGTTTGTTCTTGGTAAAGTATATCAAGTTCTTCTTGTTCACTAAGTACTTCAAATTGACTAAGTTTAGCAAGATATGAATCATTAAGATAGATATAACCACCAATCATATTAGAAGTAGCGTTTATTGGTAATTGTATAATATGACTATATTGTTTTTTCTCAGGTAAAAGGCCTTCATTAATATGAAACTCTACTGGACCCAATCCTAAACGTTCAGATGATATTAATTTTTTATCTCTCTGTAGATTAAAAAAATCTGATAAGTATTGTCTATCTGATATATTCTGAACTATTAATCTAATTTCTTTCCTTGATGGTGATATCTCTTGAATAACATATTTATTTTCTTTAACAAATAACTCTTTACCTTCTTCACTAACTATCGTACCATCATCATTTAAAATAAATTCACCGTTATATCTAACATTATTTTTATCAACCAATAAAGTTTCATTTGAACCAGCAATTGTTCTAAGAAAATTATATTTTACTACAAATCTACCTCTATCATAACCCATCTTTCTTAATATATTTCCTGTTTTTAACTTTACACCAGGACTTTCAATTAGATAATCATCTTTATCGACTACTCCACTTTCTAAAAAATTTTCTTGGTCATCATATACTAAAACTTCCACAAAATCATTTGAGTCATTACCAAACTCACCATTAAAATACGCATATTCTGGTGAAAGAAAATCAATATCTTTACCTGTCTTTAATATCCCTGAATCTTTTTGGTTTAATCTGGCCATTAACTTCCTCCATAATCAGTTACTAAATCTTCTAGAGTTGTATACGGTGGTAAAGTATCAAGTGGGTCTAAATCATTACTAATATCATTAACTTCTTTTTGAAAATCAATGTTTGGTATAGATTCTGAAACTATAAGTTTTCCATCATCTATATTATTAATAATACTTATAGGTAAAACTTTAACTAGTCTATCTCTATACTTACTACTAAAAAAATCTTCTTTAGTTATAAATCGTCTTTTTGTATTATTTTGTACTAACCAAAGCATCATAGCATTTTCTATTTTAGGGGTTATTATATCACCATTTTTTACTTCTAAACTTTTTATTATATTACCATCGTCATCCAAAGGTGGTTCAGGTAAAGTAGAAGGAACATCTTGTAATAACTCACTAAAACCCCTATCTATGGTTCTATTTAAAATTTCTGATTTCACATATTGTTTTAATTTTTCATTTTGTTTAGTTAATATTGATTCTCTAATTGAATCATAATATTTTTTAGCTTCTTCTTTTTCATTTTCTGGTAAAGCGTCAATATTAGGGTTAAATAAAATATTCCTATAAATATCACTTTCAACTCTAGCATCTTCTAATCCATTACCAGTTAAAATATCCTCAAATGACTGTAAGACTCCATTTTCATTTCTAAACTTACTTGGAATAAACTCTTTTATTTTTCTAAGATGTTGATTCCGTAATTCATTGCGAAATTCTTTGTAGAAATCTAATTCATTTCTTTCTTCGTTTGAATATGGCATTATAACGTTACCTTAAATGTAAATCCTTCATCAAAGTATTGGTCAATTTCATCAGCTGTATTACTACCACTCACCACTCTATATCTTAGAGTATAATATCTTTCTGGCTGATAACCATCGAACCACAAATTAAAATAATTACCATTACTATCAAGACTTAATATAGAACCACTACCAAATGGAACTATAACATCTTCCGTTTCAGCATCTGTAATTGAATAGTAAGAATGACTTGGTAATGCTTTAACAGTTAAATTAGAAGGTGTAGTTGAATATGTTTTTGCTGGAAATCTTGTTCTTCCAACAACTCTAAATCTAGCTTTTGATTTTTGTTTATACTCTGGTCTAAGTCCTTTCATATAAATGACCATATCTTCTAAATCGGAACCTGATATTGGTTGTAATGAACCTAAAGTTCTTTTGTGGTCATCCCAAACAACTTCTAAAGTAGGTGGATATTTCGTATGGGTATCGGATGAAAAAAATGAAAGATTACCAAACCTACTAGTGTTACCTTCATCTGAAAATTTATCTGAGTTACCAATATTACCCAATCGTTTGACAATAAATCCCTCGTTATCAATTGAACCACTAAACCAAGCATCTACAATCTCAGTCACATCCATACGAATATCAGTTGAATTTTGATTTAATGATTGTGACGCTCTATATGGTACTCCACCACCACCCAATGTTAATATATCAGAATAAGTTCCACTTGAACCAGTATCAACAGAAATATCTGTGAGTCCGGCCGTTTCAATGGATGACGCTGTTAATTGTAAAGTAACACCATCATAAGAAGCTGTAACTCCTAGAGCTGCACTATTTATTTCATCAACTAAATTACTATTAAAATCTGTTGTAGATGAACCTGTTGAAAAATAATAATTTACTCCTGAATCTGATGGTATAGAACCTGTTCCATTAGCGTCAACTGAAGCTGAAGCTACAAAATTGTATTCAGTTCCTTTAACAGTAAGTTGAACTTCATTAGAGGCTGTAGCTGACATACCAAAACCCTCAATAAAATCTAATGAACCACTTGCGTAATTAACCCACCAAGAACCACCTGACGCACTTAATTCTGGATTCCATAATGTACCATCGTTTTGTCCCTTTTTAAAATTCCAACTTGTACCCTCTTTATTTATTGGTACATCGTAACTATGTCCTTCACCTACAATCCAAGACTGACTTACTGGAAAAGCATATAAACTTTGTGATATAGATAAATTAGTAGGATGAGCATCATATAAATTCAAATAATATGTTGGATTTGTTATTATACCTGAAACTACCGATTGTGATATATAAGTTAAATCAAACTTAACCAATATACGTGACGAATTTACAGTAGCACCTGTATCACTTACATCTTTACGTACTTCAAGTATTTCATCCATACCTGAATTTAAACTTGAGCTCGCTTGGTATAGAGTTGTGTCTTCGTCTGAAAATATAAAATAATGCATTTATTTACTCCGTTATACCTAGATTATCACCAATAACTTTACCTTTAATATCTGAATTAGGATATTTTATTTCAAATATACTTGGGTCTAATGCAGGATAAAGTACACCATCAATTAACCCACTATCTATATCATAAAAATTACCAGAGTAACCATCTTCCAATTTATATTTATTTTCAATTTTTATTACAGTATCAGAACCAACTGGTGGAACAACAGACGCTACACCATCAACTAATGATAGTTCATATGCAATATCAGATAAAACAATTGGTTGGCCAATTTGCCATCTATCAATATCAAAGAAATCTTGAACAGAAGAAACACATCTTAAAAGAACATCATTTTTATTGAATCCAACTTTTGTTAATATCGCAAAACTTACAGATATGTTAATAACATATGCATCTTTTATATTTATAGCGTCAGTAGCTAATCTAAATTGTGATAAATAAGTTTTTAAGTTTTCTTTACTAGTCTGATTCATTTTTGTTAATTTTTTATTTGAATCATATCCTAAAGTATACATATTCATTGCTAATGGATTTAAAAATCTTCCAGTTTGAAATGACCTAATTGTTCTTCCAGCTTCAACATCATTTAGTGTAACTTTTCTATCTAAATCTATTGATTCTGCGGATTTGTTTAGTTGGTCATCTTGTACTAAATTAACTTTCGCAATATTACCATATTTTGGTGGTAATGAATAAGCTCTTACAATATAATCTTCTTTAGTAACTGACCTTTGTTGAGACTGATAATATGCTAAAGCACTTTCACGAACTTCTCGTATAGTTTGTCCAGATGAACCACCAGTAGCTGGATTCGGATTAGTAAAAACTACAGAATCTTTGGTATCTTGTACTGTATCAGCCGATAGTAAAGCGTCTTGTATATCATAACTTATACTTGATATGTTAACTATATCACCTGAATTTACATTATCATCTATACCACCACCATACGAATATTTAATTGTAAGAGTTGTATTAGATGGAGCTAAACCAAAAGCTTTTGTTTTTAAAAAATTACTTGGGTCAAACGCTGATGTTAATTTAGATGGACTACCTGGTAAATTAGAACCAACCATATCAGGGTTTGGAATAATTTCTTCATCTGGATTATCTGATATACCAGCTCCAAACCTTAAAACTGTTTGGTCATTCTCATTAATAAAAGTGGTAAATCTACGAGATACTTTTTTAAGTTTTAATATGTATGGAACTGTTTCTCTATCTTCAACTAAATCTGGTGAATTTAAAGTATTACTTTCCATATCTTCAAAAACTGTATCTCTTGCTAAAGAATCAACTTCATACCATTTATTTCCATCACTATCAGTACAAGAAATTATTTCTATAACGTCTGAATTAGCTAATTTAATTTGTGAATATTTTTCTGCTGAACTAAATGTAAATTTTTCTGTTACTATAACACCACTTTCAGCTTTTACTTTTTTCTTCAATAAAAATTTAGTTATAGTTCCACTATCACTTTCTAATATTGTAACTTCACGTGGGTCATATGAACTTGAAAAGTTAAAATTACAATCCTCTAATATTCTAAATGTTGTACCTGTACTTGACGCGTTAACAGTACTTCCAGCTTTAACATTTAATGCGTATCTCATATCTGGTTTTTCATTTAACGCTGGAACACTTTGAAATACATCTAATACAGCTGATGCTGGTGAAGTTACTTTTGGTTTATAACCAAATGATTGAGCTATAGTATAAATATTTCTTTTTTCTTCAGCATATGCTAGAAGTGATTCTCTAAATGAAGAATCAATATAATATGAAAGTACATCTCCTACATACGCCGCCATTTCAATAAACATCATACCAGGTGACGATTCATTAAAGTCATTGTATGTGTTTGGAAAATATACTTTAGCAAACTCAATCAAATTATCTCTAAAATCACTAAAATCTTTATTAAGATAATTAACTTGTTTTACCATATTCTTTTTTACACTTGTTCTTGCCATTTAATTACTCCAATTAATATCTAGTGGCGGTATAAGACGCGTCTACTGTTATTGATTCTAAGGTAGTTGGATTTAATGTTGTAGAATATTTTATTTGTACAAAAATTTTATTTTCATCACCTTCTTCATTAAGAGTATTAACTTCTTGTACATTAATATACGGTAACCAAGTTGAAATATCTTTCCTAACTGTTTCTTCTATTCTAGTTGGTAAGTTAGAATCTATTGGTTCAAAACAAATTTCTCGTAATCTACTACCAAATTCAGGTTGTCCTACTCTTTCACCAGGATGTGTTAATAATAAATTTTTTAAATTATGTTTCGCTTGTTCTAACGAATTTTTTGTTAATTTAAAATCATTATTATCATCTCTTCGTATTGGAAAAGATAAACCAATATAAGTGTTAGGGTCTAAATCTTTTTGTTGTGCTCCCGGCATTTACTTTCTCTTCATTTTATCGTGTTTCATTAAATCACTATAATCACGAGTCAACGCGTTTAATACACCTTTAGGTACTTGTTCAGAAGTAACTCCAGCTTTCTTCATAGTATCAACCGCTACCATATCTCGTTTTACTTCTTCTGATTTACCATAACCCATAAGTTCGGCCATCCGACTTGTATCAAACCCTTTACCACTTACAGTTGGATACTCTTCCATATTTTCTTTACTTGAAAGTCCAACGGTTTCATTTAAAACTTTGTTTAATGCTTCGTTGTCCGTAAACTTTTTTGGTTCTTTTTTTTCAGAAATTTCAGGAATGATATCTTCTAATTTAGAAGAAGTCTCCTCTTTTATAAATATCTTTCCTACTTCTTTTTTAACCTCTCTACGGACTACTTCTCGTATTATTTTTACAAGGTCTTTTTTAGTCATAATAACTCCTATGTTGTTTTTACTTTATCACTTAATATATTTTTAATTTTTGGTTTTAGTGACTTTAATTTAGTATCAAGTAACGGATTTGTTGATTTTAACGGTGTACCAGTTATTGGAGCCGTTAAAAAAAGTGTACTAAATAAATCCATTATTTTATCTAATATTTCAACTAAATCATTTCCTTTAGCTACTGGTTGTAAATTACCTTCAATTACACTCCCTAATCTAATATCACTTCCTTTAATAAATATACCGTCTGATTTTATTAGTATTTTTTTTCCTTCTATTTTACGTTCATCAAAACTTTCACCTTTTAATCCATCTGATATTAAATATATTGAAGAAGAATCTTCATCAATATTTTCTTTTACTGGTTTTCCAAATGTATCATTATCAAGTGTTTGTCCAGCTCTTATTTTAATTACTGGTGAATTATTAGTAGGGTCACTACCAAGTTTTATTGAATTACCAAATCTACCTTCATAAACAATATCACCTTCATTTACTTCAACTTTACGAATATCTTTTCTTTTAAATGTATCACCATATTTAGTATTTTTTTTATAACTACCACCAGTACCAGGTATAGAATTTTCATTAGGTGAATTTCTTCTATTTATAATACTTGTATAATAATGTTGTCCATTATATTCAACCACTACCACGTGTTCACCTACAACAGGTATATTAGTTATATTAGGCATCAAAGGTAAAACTACATCACCCAATACTTGTTGATTTGGATTATCTATAAATGTACCTATGACTGCACCGTGATTAACCGCATCATTTAATATTACTTCTGTAACTTCAAATGCTTCTGATTCATAGAAATCATATAAAGATGCATTAATAACCTTTTTTACATAAGAACTAATATCTTCAGGTCTAGCTACACGAGTCAATGGTATAGATGTAGATGAATCTATAGTTCTTTTTCTTCTATTAGCCATCTAATCTACCTTTTTTACTGATTCTATTTTATTTTGTATTTTATCTGATTCTAATTGTATATCTTTTATAGTATCTTCCATACCTGCAATTAATTGTTCTTTTTCTTTATCAGATAAACCAAACTCATCATCTGAACCACCTTTCCCTTCCGCAGAAATAAGTCTTTGAACAATACCAGCCATCTTAACAAGTTGGTCATCGTTCTTAACATTTATTTCTAAATACTCTTTTATCATAGGAACAATTTGAACTGCTGTATCACCATCTTTGATGAATTGAACTAATTCCTTAGTCAACACATCAAGTTGTTTTCTATTATATTCTGTATTATCGTAAATGTCTTTAAATAATGATGATAATGATTTACCATCAAAGATTTCATAATCTATAGCCATAATTCACCTTAAATGTTATTACTCAATAATAAATATAGTATAACCAAAAAACTTCTATATATAAATATATATTAGAATTTATTATTTGTTAACATATATAGTTATTATTACTGAGGGTTACTTGGTTGCGATACTAGGTGACCTTTTTATTTTCTAACTAACGGGAGAAAACCATGAAGGAAATCATAACAACGGTCAAAGGATGGCTTGATGACTTAGTTCATCTAATGTTATCTTTTGTAGCCATAGGTGCTGTTTCTGAAGTTATCTTTGGAAGTGGTATCTTTGGTGTCAATGTTATAGGTAACCTGACATCCATCATAAACAGTTTCGGCGAGTCGGGATTCGCTGGACTCGTCGCCTTGTTGGTGTTGGTGGGTTTATTTCGAAAGTAGGAGCGAAATAGTACAATAGTTTCCTACACTATTGGACACTAAAAAAGGGAAGTGAATGCTTCCCTTTTTTTGTTTCTATAAGTTATATGTAGCCGATAGGAGAATCGAACTCCTGTT